CGAACGGATCCGTTCCCCTGGTCCAGGGCCCGCACAATAGTGTTATTGCACACCACGCGGATATCGGTGAACTTCGCCACCGTGGCCATGGTCCCGTCATAGGACGTGCCGAACAGCAGATAGGGGCGCACCGCGTCCCCGTCCACTACCTCCGCGGCCTCCGCCACGCGGGCCAGGGCCCACACCCGGCGGCCATCGCTCAGGGCTCCGGCCGTCTCGAGCTCGAACCCGCCCAGCTCGGCCAGCTTAGCAAAGAACCCCATCAGGTCCGCGGGCTGCACTACGTTGTAGCCGTCCGATACCACGGCCAACGGTGCACCGGTATCGGACCGGTGCAACACCTTGCGATTCGGCCACCGCTGCAGCTCCGTGGCCGCGGGGCTCTCATACAGAACCGGCGACTCGAGCACGGTAAACCCAATGCGCGCGGCCTGGGTCCATTCCTCGATGCTGGCGCCCGGCTGCAGCTGCGCGCCGAGCCCGTGCCACGGCGTATTCCCCACGTAGGCCATCGCGGCCGTGCCCGTGGTGGTGTCGATCATGTGAGCCATTTTCTCTATCCTTTCTGTTTACGCCCGGCCACCGCGGCCCGGCATGCTTCGCATTGTGCACGGACCGCGCGCCACGGTCCAATTGAAATTTTTAATTGAATTAGACCGGCCGATTAAGGCCCGCGGACCGGGGCCCGCGGGCCCCGCGCCACGTTTCAGGGTGACAGCGTCAGGGCCCGGGGGGCTGGTTTCCATATGCTGAATCAACCGGGAAACCGCGGATTAAATTTCGAGCAATTCCGCGATGAGAATCAATCTCATTCTCGTTCGCGTTAACCGTCACCCTGGGTCGATGCGGTCCACAATCCACCAGAGCGCGAAAAACACCAACAGCGCCACTAGGAACATCAGAAATCCTCCCGGCCGATATCACCCGCCACATGGTGGCGCAGCATGGAGCCATAAGGCAGGGCTCGAGCAAAATCCCGCAGGGTTTGGACATCGTCAGCGGCGCCCTTCGTCCGGGTTCCGTGCCATTGGATAGCCGTGGGGCCACCGGCGGCATAACAGCCGCCCTTGCCGGTGCCTACCTTTTTCTTCCCGCTACCGTGCGCCACGAAAACCACCACGTAATCCCGCTCCCCGCGGGCACACAATGGGCGGCCGTTCCCGCAGCGCTGGCAGCTGAAGTCCTTGCTCAGCTCAGCAGGGCAGCGCAGGAATTGCACACCCTGGAACACCCGCGGCCATGTGTCCACCGTGTCGGCCGGTGCGGCGTAAACCGCTGGGCGGCCGGATTCCACCGCCAAGACCGCGTCCCGCATGTCATCACAGCTCGAATTGATAACGGTTTTTCCCGGCTTAGGGTGCGGCAGCGCCGCGGCCGGAAAGTGTGAGTACGTCCAAGCTAAGCCACCGGGCGGGACCGCGTCCACCAGCGCCGCGAGGTAATCCGCGTCCACCGTGTGGGCGCCGGTTTCATTTTTAGGGTGCAGCGCGCAGCTTTTCGGACACGTCCCGTAGGTTTCATGTGCACCGCTACGGTATGTAACGGCTATGGGACCGGTCTTGCTGTTGCCGGATACGGCCACTGTCTTGATCATCGCTCTATCCTTTCTGTTGATGACAGCCGCAGCTTAGCCCGCGGCCGGGGCCATTGTCAAGCGGTTTCGAATAAGCCCATGTGGGCCATATCGAACCAGTGCCCATTGTCCGTGAGGGTCCAATAGCCGCCGCTGCTGCGCTGAATAAGCCACCAGCGAGAATCTTCGGCGGACCAAAAGAAAGAAAGGCCGCCTTTATTCAACCGGTCCAGCATAGCGTTGGCGTGCCGCTCGAGCTCGGCGGCCTCATCAGGGGAAGCGGGGACGGGAAGCTCAATCCAAACTTTCATTGCTCTATCCTTTCTAAATTGCTGCGGGATGCAGCGGGTTCAACTATGCCGGATCGTCAGGGTCCGGTCCAATTGGATTTTCTAATCGATAAACCCCAGCCGATAGCAGCTCGACCAGGGCGGGCCAGTCGATTTCACGGTCCGGCCAACTCATGATAGGCGCCGCCCGTAGGCCGATTTCGGCAAGCTCGAGCGCCTGAGTGCCGGAATACAAGCTCAACGAAGCCGGACGGCGAGTCGATCCAGCATCGTGCACCAAAACAAAGCAAGGGCGGCCGGCACGTGAGTGCCGCGTCATGAAAGCAATTTGGTGCGGCCGCAAGTCAACCGCGAACCCGCGGGTGATGGCCTTGAGCTCGAGCATGACGAACCGCGGACCGATCCCGACCAACATATCCGGAATGCCTAGGTTGACCCGGTTTTCGATCCGTTCAACCGCGCAGCCGTGTTCCTGCAGGGCAATTCGAACTCGGCGGGAAAGTCGGGCCTCAGGGGTTGTTGGCATCGGGAGGAACCTCTTCGAACACGTCAGGCGGAGGGTCCGCCACTCCAGGGTCAAAAGGGGGATCCAGCTCTCGGGCGACACTTTCGATCACCTGCCCAGTATCGGCATCAATGAGGGCAGTCGGGGGCGGCCCACCATACAGCTTGCGCAGCTCATCCAGCTTGCGCTGCACTTCTTCCTTGGACATCGAGTCGATGGTCCCATGGCGAATTTCCTTCCGCTCGACATAGATAGTCCCCAGGGCCTGACCGCGGCGGTACTCCGCCTGGACCGCAGCAGCGAACGCACCAGCCTCGAGCGCCTTATCGCGGATGGTCTGCAGGTCCTTCATGTGCCGCTCGTACGAAGTGTTGTACTTCGACGCCAGCTCCGCCCGGTAGGACTGAATCGCAGAAACGACCTCCGGATACTCGTCCGGGTTGGTCAGCTTCCAGGCCATCACCGAGGCAGACTTCGGGTTGTACCCGGCCCGGATCGCGGCCTCCTTCAGCGTCACCCGGCCGTCCCCTGCCACGTACTCCTGAACGAACTTCCATTGCTTGGGGTTCAGAGACTTGTACTGCTTCAAGGGCTTGACCTGCCCGGATAGCCGCTTGGCCGCCTTGTTTGGGATGACCGGCGGCACATTCCAAACGTCCTTCTTAGTCACTTGATCCTCCAAAGACGGAAGCCGTCCTTGTCCTTCAAGGGATCAGTCCGGCGCAGCGTGAAGACCCAAGGGGGATCCTGGAGCTTCGAAAACCGCCATGCGCACGACCGAGCGCTGGCCGCGACCTTCTCCTGGTTTTTCGGGAAGAAGATGCTGTCGCCCGGCTCCATGTCCCGTAGCGGGTACTTCTGAACAGTCCCTTCCTCAGGTATCGGGATCCCCGATTCGATGTCCAAAGTGTCCATCCTGTGCACTCCATGCGTGTTCTGACTGCAGCTAGTGTAGCACGGCCCAGCAGCCGCGCAACCCGGGGCACGCCGCCCCCAACAGCATCCAAGGGCAAACCCCTAGATCCTGGCCTATAGAACTTTTTCAGGCCATCATCGAAAAATTTTTTCAAAAATTTAACCGCGCGCGACTCCCAGGAAAATTCATACACCTTGACTTCACCGTAATGAAACGTGATGCTCCAACCCCTTGATTTCATTCATCTATTACGCCATTACACCAATTACGCCGTTTCCCACGAAAAAAATTCAAAAAACACACTTGCCCTAAAAAGTTCTATAGGATCCCCCAAAAAGCCCCGGTCCGCGGTCCTCGACACACTATCCCTAGTGTTTCCCCCTAGATCTTTGCACGTTCTCCGCACTTGACGATCAACACGGCATACCGCACAATAACGGCTCCACAACACCACGACAAGTGGAGATTAGAAAGGATAGACTCATGACAGACAGCGTAACACCGGAAATCGCCGAGCGCACGTTTGAGGCAATGGAGCAGATCACGGCCGTATCAAACGACCTCCTGGGCGTGCTGCCGCAGATCACAGACCGGCCTTCGATTGGCATGTTTGGTTTGTTGATGGCTGCGGCCAAGATTGGGGCGCGGTTGTCGTTGCCTTCTGACAAGTTGCAGGAGGCCTTCCTGGCCATGTATAACGATGCTCAGCAACATGAGAAGGAGCTCTCTGGTGAACACTAAGCCCAATGGCCGAGCGGTGTGGCCCAACTTCAACACGGTGGAGCTTTGGTTCGAGACGATGTTGACGGACAAGCCTTTGGTTTGTACGTTGGAGGTGGAGGAAGCGCGGGGCGAGTGG